TTATATAGGAGCACTTACTATAGGAAAATGTTTTAGATATGATATATATCCTGCTTATAAAGCTAATAGAAAAGGACTAGAGAAACCTGCATTCTTTAATGAATTAAGGGATTATCTTATAAATAAATGGCTTTTTGTACATCATCCTGGCTTGGAAGCTGATGATATTATTAGTATTATTGCACGCAAACATCCAGAAGCAATGATTTGCAGTATGGATAAAGATTTACAGCAAATACCAGGATTACATTTTAATCCAAAAACAAAACAAGTTAAAGATGTTACAAAATCTGAAGCTGATTTGTTATTGTGGAAACAAGTAATTACTGGTGATAGTACTGATAATATCAAAGGTATTCCACGTAAAGGACCTAAATATGTAGAAGGACTATTTGAGAATATAACTGAAGATAGTAAGTTATATGATATAGTATTTAATGCATATGTAGAAACTCTAGGTGTACATAAAGGTATTATAGAATTCTGTCTTAATTATAGGCTAGTTAAATTGATTGATGAATTAGAATTTGGATTTGAATATCCAATATTAAACTTAGTAGGGGAGATAAGTGATGGAAAGACCAAAGAAATTTAATAAATCTACTTCTTATATATTACCAATGATTGGTAATCATATAACAGAATTTATGGGTAAATCAGGTGGGCCAAAGCAATTTAGAAATGCATATATTGCATCTTCTGATAAACCAGAATTTACAGAACATTTGTTTTTGTTATATGAATTTTCTGCAGACACTACTTTTTTGATGTTTGAGGAAAGATTAAAACTAAATCCATATTTTATAGAGTCCTATGAACCTGATTACATGCATACAATGTTTGTATTTAGTATTCCTATGGAACATAAAGTAGATTTTGATAACTATAAGATGGGTAGGTATAGTAAATTTAACAATGAATATAAATTACATTTAATGAGATTTCATAGTATTGGTGAAAATCATCCTGTAATGCAAACTTTAACAAGAGCAGAAGAGAGATATCAATATTGGGAAAAGGAATTGAATGTTAAAATAGACAGAAAAGCAGAGGTGAGTTCACCTCCAGATATGGCATTAGAAACATATCAGGAATCTTTCAAAGAAGTAAAGAAAGAAGCTATAAAACCAAGTGAAGAATTTTAGTTATGAAACCAGTAAAAATTAAGAGATTATTTTTTGATATAGAAACATCTCCAAACATAGTATTTTCATGGAATGTTGGGTATAAATTACAAATAGGACATGACAACATCTTAAAAGAAAGAGCTGTTATTTGTATATGTTATAAGTGGGAAGGTGAAGATACAGTACACTCATTAGAGTGGAAAAGAGGTGATGATAAATCTCTTATTACTAAGTTTTTAAAAGTTATATTAAAAGCTGATGAAGTTATTGGTCATAATGGAGATAACTATGATATTAAATGGTTTAAGACTAGGGCCCTATTTCATGGGGTTCCTAGCTTACCAGATATAAAATCAATAGATACTCTAAAACTGGCAAGAAAAGGATTTAGATTTAACTCTAATAAACTTGACTACATTGGTAAATTCTTAGGACTTGGACAAAAATTAGAGACTGGTGGCTTTGGCTTATGGAAAGATATTTGTATCTTTAATAATGCAGAAGCAATGCATAAAATGGTTACTTACTGTAAACAAGATGTATTACTACTTGAACAAGTATTTCAAAAACTACAAGGTTATGGTAAACCTAAAACTCATGTTGGTGTATTAAAAGGTAAAGATGCTTGTAGTTGTCCTTATTGTGCATCAGATAATACAATTTCTAATGGTAATATAGTAGCTGCATTAGGTACTATTAAGAAGAAAATGAAATGTCTTGATTGTACTAAATATTTCAGTGTAAGTGTAACTGCGTATAAAAAAAGTAGACAATGAAACTATTAGAGAAAGAGTTTGTTGGTAGAGGGGAAGTTAAAGGCTTTCTCTTTACACAATTAGACAAGAATGAACATGGTTTTATTTACAAAGTAGAACATGAAGGAATAACTCACTATGAAGTATTTAAAAAGAAAATCAATAAAAGATATGATTGTGAGTCTTATCCTAAAAGTACTGCATTTGGTAAATATGCATGGTGTATAATGGATTATGATAGAGCTTTAGAAAGGTTTAATAATTTACATTTAAAACATGACTCCTAAAGAAATCATTGAAAGTTATACTAAAGATGGGGTAATGGATATTCCAATACCTGTAGGTTGTGGTCTTATAGCTCAGTATATTAAAGAACAAAAAGATGTAGAAGTACATCTTAATCATACTATACAAGATTTATTAAGACTACAACTCTACAACATGGCTTTGGATATAGTTATTAATCACTACATAACTCAGTAAATGGAAACTTTATACAGAAGAAAACCAAACGGTAGGTATATAGCCGTTGGAACAAGTGTGCCCAAAGATATCCCTTATGGCTTATGGTACACACAAAAAGTACCTCATGGTGAAAGAGGAACTAGTATACCTTATTGGTTAGGTGATTTAAATGTATCATATATTAAGTTACCTAATTTAATAAAGATAATGTCTTTAGATGATCAGGTAGCTAAGTATATAATGCATAACCAAGAACATGGTGGCAAATCTGCAGGTGATTTAGCTAAAGATATTTTAAGATTAATTTATAAAGAACTAGACAAATGATAGCAAAAATAGAATTTGATTTAAATGAACCAGAAGAGAGAATGGAACATTTAAGATGCTTAAAAGCATTAGATATGGCTTGTGTACTATTTCAAGTACAATATAACCTTAAAAGAACTCTTGAAAGTGAAATAGAAACATCTACTATAACTAATCCATATGAAGTATTAGATATTGTATTTCAAAAGATAATGAATTTATATGATGAAAATAATATTAACATTGATGAAATAATGCAATAATATGATAGAAGCTAACATTTATGATTTTAATAAGTACAGGACATATTTAATGACTTGTCTACTTAATAGTAAATATGAATTTAATTTATGTGAAGATGCCATTCAAGAAGCTTATATTGAATTTCATAAGTATGTTAAGAACACAACTAATGAATTTTTATCCGTACAAGCACTAAAAGCCTTTTTAGTTAAAATAGCTAAACATAGAGCTTTTAGATTAAAACATAGAGTGGCTTCCATAGCAAGAATAAGAGGAGTAGAATTACCATTTTCTGATTTTATTACAGAAGAACATGAGAATGATGATACTGAAGTTAATAATATCTTTTACCAAATACCTTCATTGGATACTCCAGAAAGTAGATTATTTGCAAAAGACTTAACAGAGTATATTGATAACCATAAAAATAAAAATCAATCTACAATTTTGAAATTGTATATACAAGGTTATAATACTCTTGAAGTTGTTGAAATAACAAGTGGTAAAGAAAAGACTATCAGAGAATGGCTAACAAGAATTAGAAAAGATATTAGAAAAGACTTTGAAGAAGATAGAAAGGCTGTTGTAATAAATAGGATAGTTCAAAAGAGAGCACAATTAACAGGCAGTAAAAACAGATTTTCTAAAATCAATGAAGAACAAGTACTTGAATTAAGAAAACTTAGAGAACAAGGATATACAATTCCTGAGTTAGTAGCTAAGTATGGAATAACTAAAGGCCATGTACATAAGATTGTTAGAAAAGATTTATGGAAACATATTTAATATGAAGTATACATTATGCAATGATCATGAGTGTCCTAAGAAGTTAAAATGTCTTAGGTACACTGATGTTGAAAACTTAGAAAAAAAATTATTCTTTAATAATCAACCATTTGATTATGCTATTAATCATTGTGATTATTTTTTAGATATAAATTTAATTAAAATTATTAAAGATGGAATCAACAGTAACACTTTATAAGAAAGATACTAAAGGTAAAATAAGATATGTAGTACTTAGCGCTGAAGGAGATTGTTTTATACAAGAATCTGGTGTTGTAAATACAGAAAATCCCATTTTCCATAGGAAAGTTTGTACAAGTAAGAATGTAGGTAAAAGTAATGTTACTACACCACAAGAACAAGCACTGTTAGAAATGAGTTCTAAGTTAGCTGAAAAATTAACAGAGGGTTATTTCTACACAGAACAAGAAGCACAAACTAAAGAGGTTATCTTACCTATGTTAGCTAAAGATTATAATAAAGAGGCTAAAAAAGTAGATTGGAATGCATTTGTTTGTGTACAACCTAAGTTAGATGGTATGAGATGTCTTGCTTATAAAGTTAATGGAGAAGTACAGCTTATTTCTAGACAAGGAGAGCAGATAAAGAACATGGATCATATTAAAGCTATCTTAAGTAACTTAGCAGATGATGTTATCTTAGACGGTGAGTTATACGCACATGGTAATACTTTCCAGGAGAACATGAGTCTCATTAAAAAGTATAATCCCGCCAAAAGTGAGACAGTTGTTCTACATGTGTATGACTTAGTTGAACAACTACCATACATAGAAAGATTGTCTAAGTTAAACAAGATAGTAGAGACTATTAATAGTAATTCTTTGTTATTGGTAACAACTTACAAGATTAACTCAGAGAAAGAATTAAAGCAATATCATATGCAGTTTATTAAAGAAGGTTATGAAGGTACTATTCTTAGACATGGTAATACAAACTATAAAGTAGATGCTAGATCTAGTAATTTATTAAAGTACAAAGACTTTCAAGATATTACAGCTGAAGTTATAGATATTATACCTGCAGAAGCTAGACCAGAATGGGGTATTCCTGTATTAAATATACCTCAAGGTACATTTAGAGCAGGAACTAAGTTGTCACATGATGAAAGAAAAGATCTATTAATTAATAAACAAGACTATATTGGTAAAACTGCAGAGATAAGATTCTTTGAGTATACAGATGATGGATTACCAAGATTTCCAGTAATGGTAGGTATAAGGCTAGATAAATAACATTTAAAACTAAAACACATGAGAATAAAAGTAAAGAAGTTAAGTAAGTTTGCACAAATCCCAGAATATGCCACTCCTGGCGCAGCTGGGTTTGACTTATATGCATGCTTAGATGCAGAAAAAGACTTTGTAGTATTAGAACCTGGCCATAGTATGTTAATACCAACTGGATTAGCTATGCAATTACCAATAGGTACTGAATTACAAATAAGACCAAGAAGTGGTTTAGCATTAAATAATCAAGTAACTGTACTTAATAGTCCAGGTACTATAGATTGTGATTATAGAGGACCTATTGGTATTATCTTAATTAACCATGGACAATACAAATTTGTAGTAAACCATGGAGATAGGATAGCACAAGGAGTTTTTAATAAATTAAGTGGTTGTGTACTTAAAGAAGTAGATGATCTAGATAACACTATTAGAGGTAATGGTGGCTTTGGTAGTACTGGAATAAATAATATACCTGAACATGGATGCTAGTGAAAAAAATTATGAAGTAAAAATAGAATCTAATAAAGTTAGAATTTTATATAATGCAATTAGAACTCCAGATGGTACTGTTATTGTAAGTAAATATAGGCATGATTATGTATGCCATATAGATGCTAATGGTAGAAGATATTGTGTAGATGGAGGTCTTAATTACTTAAGAAGAACAGCAGATGTTTTTGACTATGAAGATTTATCTGTAATGGATGATGAAAATCATGAGACTAGAAGAGAATGTTTATTCTGGGGAATTAATTATACCAAAGAAGGTAAATGGATAGAAGAAGGTACTATATGGAAACATATTAAAGACCTAGATACTGACCATATAGAAAATATCATAGAAGGTAATTATGTAAGACATGTACCTTTTTATGATGAAGTATTTAGAGATGAACTTAAATATAGAAGAAATGTCAAGACAAGCAGCTAATGTCCAAATTTGCAATAAATTAAGACAGTTTTTTGAAGATGAGAAAAATAAGGATCTTAGATTTTGTCAAGCATTATTTGTACTAGGACTTATTAAACAAGATAAGGAAGGTAAAATAATAGACAATTTCAATGAAGAATCTTATGATAGTATAAGAAAACTGTATTTTAATGAAATTACAAACAAATAAAATAATCCCCCTAGGTTTTCCTAAGGGGATTTTTTTTACTACGCCTTCAATTATTGTAAAAACTTATCAGATTCTGATATTTTTTTATACATTCTCCTTGGTTGATTAATAAAAGGAAATGCCTCTTCAAACTCTTTAAGTAATCTTAGTCTTTCTTTTTTAGTACCTTCATATATATAAGGATCAAATAAAAGAGTTCTTGTAAATGCATCAAAGATATCCTTAAGATCTGTAACTGTTTTTAATGCAGGCATTATATTTTTAGTAAGCTCTGCAGCAGAGTCAGGGTTTAAGTAGAAAGTTAAATCTCTATTTACTCTATAAGATTGGTTTAGTATATAAGTAAATACTGATCTGTATAATATACCTTCCTCTTCTTCATCATCATCATCTCCCATTAATGCTAAAGTAGCTATTGCATAAGCAGCTAATGTAGAAGCAACTATACTGGCCTCTCTTAGTACTTTTCTAATATTGGCTTCATCTAAATCTGATAGATTTTCTTTGGCTAAAGTATCTTTATCAAACTTATAACTCCATAGTAATCTTAAAGCTCTACCAAAGTCTACTTTACCATCTTTGTTAATAAGTACACTTACATAGTAACCTTTAGTTTTTCTACCTAATAATGGTATATCTTTTTCTTTACCAAATCTTCTGTTAATACCTTCAAACATCCAAGACTGTCTAAACTGTCCTAGTAGTCTACCAATAGCACTTTTATTTGTTAAAATAGGGTCTTTACTACTATCTCTAGATAATAAAGACTTAGTCATAAAAGCTATCTTTTGTTGTAGTTTATTAAACTCTGCAGTTAACTTAGGTTTACCATCAGCGTCAAATGTAGTAAACAATTCATCAAAATTACTGTTTAAAACAACATGTCCTTTTTCTACATCTATTACATCTAGTAGTTTATGTTCCACTCCATTTTTATCTTTAACTATTTCAGCGTCTAGCATAGCTAATAAATTCAAACCCCTTGTTCTGTAGTTGGCTTCTTTTAAAAAGTAAAAAGATTTATCTAATAAAGAGTCTGTTTCTACTTCTGTATGCACAGCTTCATCTAAGCCAAATACTCCTAATAGTTGTTGTATTTTCTTTCTATTGATTTTAGGATTAGTAGAATGAAGTATTAAACCTAAAGCTCTTTTAGCATTAGCATCACTATAAAATTCATTACCAGCTGCTTCAGTAAATACAGATGTTAACCCTTGAATAAACTCTGATATACCTGAGAATGGATTTAAAGCTAATCCTTTTAAAGTAGTTAAATATATAAGGTTATTAGCTATCTTTTTACCAGTAACTTCTTTATATTGTTTTTCTATTATTTGATACTCATTAATTTCAGTTTCTTTTAAACCAACATATTTGTTTTTATTTATATCAGCATCTGAATAACCTCTTTCTTTTTGTATTTTAACATACTCTGCTAATCTTTCTTTAGTATCCTTATCATAGATAGTCATTAATACACCATCTTTATTCTGTCTTTGTTCATAGATATTAGAATCTACTAAATATTGAGCAGCTTTATAAGTATTACTATTAGGATTCTTTTTAATTACAGGTACTTTTTTACCTCCAACTATTTGTTCAATAATATTACCTTTACTATCAGTTTCATACATTTCTTGTTCATTTAATACTGTAAGTAGTAAATTAACATCATCTTGTATTTGTTCTTTGTATATCTTATTAAACTTCTGAGCTGTAAATACTTTTAGTACATTACCTAAATCATATGATTTTTGAGAGGCATCCATTTTACCAGATAAAGACCATACAGGTATTTGATGCATTGCTCTTCCTGTTATAATATCAGTATCAGTAACACTACTATGGTTAGGAAACTCTGTGAATGAATTCTTAAGTTTATTACCAATCTCTCTAAAGAAACTGCTATTTTTACTTACTTCTGGAATATAATTGTAATGTAAATACCTTTCATCAAAGAACTCACCAAGTTCTCTTCTACCTTTGTTTATATTAGTAGTAAAATGCGTATAAAACTTTTTAAGAGGATTGTCTTCATCTAACTCCATAATAGTATCATACTTACCATCTTTCCATTTACTATGAGCTTGTTTGTTTAATAGACGCATGTTATTGTTTTTCAAAAACTGATCTACAAACTTTGTTTCTCCATAAGTAATAGTTTTTCCCTCTTGTAATTTGTTAACAATATTTATTAAAGTCTGAGGATTAGCTTGGTTTATTTTCTTAGTTATTACACTTTGTTTATATTCTTCATTAGTTTTTCCTGATTTAGGAGATGCTATCCATGTTTGATCATCTGCCCATTTTTTTATACTTTCTTTATAAGCATCAAACTTTTCTTCATTTACAGAAAGAGTGTGTTCTTTACCTAAGAATTTTAAGAAATCAACAAGACTTTTACTTTTAGCTTCTTTTTGTGCTTCATAGTATCCAGAGTTTAAAGCTCCTACAAAAAGACCATTTGGATTTCCTTCATGATCTTCTTGTATCATATATCTATACATGTCTTCTTCTTTAATACCTTTTGCTTTTTGGTATTCTTTTAATTCTTGTACAAGTCTTTCATGTTCTTCTAAAAAGAATCTGTTTTCAGAATCAACTGTATTTTCTACATCTTTTATCTTTTTAGTTATAGTCTGAGCTATAGCATTAGTAGAATTAGAAGATCCTAAAGAATATGCTGATATAGTATTATCATCTTTAACTGGAATAGCAACTCCATTAATTAGAATTTCTTTTCCTACTACATTTCTTACTACACTATTAGCTTTTATAGCCATTGCTTTCTTAGCTTCTGCTTCTAATTTACTAATAGCAGCAATAAGAGCATCTACCTTTTTTTGTTCTACTGCTGTTAATTCAGTAAATTCATTAAATAGTTGTATATAGGGCATTACTAACTCTAAAGAACTTGTTACATTATGATAGTTAACTTCTTTAGCTAATATATTTCTTACTTGTGCTATATGTGTTTCTGCATTACTTATTATTAAAGATAAACTCCTACTAGCATCATCTTTAAGTTCTTTAATTGTGTCTTTTAAATCTTTAATTTGTAGTCTTAAAGACTCTTTTTCATTAGCTGATAAAGTAGATAGTTTTTTTCTTCTTTCTAATTTAATTACTAATAATTCTAATCTTTTAATCTCAGATGTGTATCTTGGATCATCAGTAAATGTATTAACATCATTTTCATCAATATTCCTATTAATTTCATATACATACATTTTAGGTCCTTTACCTTGTAACCAATCTTGTATATGTTCATATTTAATTTGATCATCTCCTGAAAATCTTTCTATAAGTTCTTCTAAAGTAATATTATGAAAATCAAGGTATTCATCAACGTTCCATGTATCTTTATTACTTATTTTATAAGCTTTATCTCCATACTTATATATACCTGTTCTATAATTAGTAGGTCTTATACTTATAGTTTTTTCTCCAGATTCTAATCTAGGTATATTAGTAAGTTGCATTGGCATGTCTGGTAATGCATCTACATCTATATCAAATTGTTCTTCTAAGTTAGGCTTATTAAAATAGTTTTTATTGATCTCTAGTCTGTGTGTATAATCTGCTTTTAAAACATTATCACTTACTGGTAATTGAGTTATTAGTCCTGGATAATGCTTATTTAGACTTTCTAAAGTAGCTCTACCATACTCTCTACTATCCATAGTTTTAGCTAAGTAGTAACTACCTTTATATAATCTAATACCTTCAGTATAATTACTAGATAAGAAGTTAGTTAAGTCCTTAACACTGTTAAAGTTACTTTTACCTAATACCCTATAAGTTTGGCTTTTACCATTAGTAATGTTACCAAACCTGTCAATATTAGGCATACCTTCACTATCTACTTTGCCAAAACCAAACCAGGTTATAAACCTCTCAGTTTTTATAATATTATGCCATTGATAGGCAGTTTTCTTACCAAACTGAGAAGTTAACTTCTTATAGAATTTTAAATTTAAATTGGGACAATCCATATTATTCACAAGCTTTTATTTGTTTATCAAGTGTTTCATCATCAAAGGTACTGAAAATATCAATATCATTAAGATTATTCATCTCATTGTTTATATTAAACTTACCCATTAATACTAGTTTTTTACTAGCTCTAGTAATAGCTGTATATAAAGCTCTGTTTTTATCTTTTGGGGCACTTAAATTACTATTGCCTAAGATATTGTCTTCAAAAACATATACATTAGTATAAGTACTACCTTGTGCTTTATGAGAAGTAACAGCATAGCCATATTGTAAATTAGCTAATTCTTCAGATAATTTAAAACCTATTGATTTTATTCTTCCATCAGGATTTGATTTTAAAGCCTTTACTTCTTTATTGTATCTTTCTAAATCTTCTTTGGCAACTGTTGGTATATTACTTACTATTGTACCATCACTTTTTTGTAAAGTTAAATAAACAGTTTTAAATTTAAAATCAAACACACCTATGTTGTATTCAACATCTTTTACTTCAGACACTTCTTTTACTATAAGGTTTTCTGAGTTATAAAAGGCAGGATTTTCTCCTCCAAAAGTAGAATAAGCAGTTAAAAGTTCATTTATATTAAATTGATTTTTAGCTTCTTCTCCCCATAATTTTTGTCTTATTTTAAGATTAAGATTTTTAACAGATTGTGTAGCATTATTTAATTCATTATTAAAAGTAACTGCTTTTACTGCTTTTGTATTAGGAACTTCTTTTTCAAGTTCTTGTTTAATGTCTTCTACCAACATAGATAAAGCAGTTTCTTCACTATTAGTAAATATAATACCAGTATCTTCTTTTAAAGTAGTTACTCTACTTGATTGTGGGATAGTATATACTTTACTTTCAGGAGCTTCTACGTTATCTGCTACTATATAAGACAATGCAAAAATAGGATTTTCAGCACTAAATCTCATAGGTTCTGTTAACTTAGCAAAATTATTTGGGTTTTTATTAGCTTTAAAAGTAATAGAATCTGTTTCTTGTTCTACAGGAGCTAATTGGACATTATCTCCCATAAAGATAATTTTAGCACTAGGTTTTTTATATTTAAATAATTCTTCAAACAATAAATCAGAAACCATAGAACATTCATCAATTATAATAATGTCTAATTTTTCAATAGGAATTCCTTTTGTTCTTCTACTAAAACCATCAATTTCAAATTTACCTGTAGTTTCATCTAATTTTATTCCTAATAAACTAGCTAAAGTAAATGCATTTCCTTTTCCAATAGAATTTCCTAAGATATCTTTAGCTGCATGTGATACAGTTGCTCCTCCTATTCTTAAATTTGGAAATTTACCTATCATCTTTTTAATAATAGTAGTCTTACCAGTACCTCCTCTTCCAACTAATACAAAGGCTTCATTATCTTTACCTGTAGATGCCATAAAAGAATCTAGTTTATCTAAAGCTTCTTTCTGTCCTTCATTGGCAAATACTCCAGGAAACAATTCATATTTAGCATTATCTCCTTCTTCTTCAGGTATTATTACAGGTTCTTTTGGTTTACCAAATACTTCACCAGTAGTTGCATTAGTGTAGTTATTACTTGCTATTATAGAAGCATAATCTCTAGAAGTACTTATATAATCTACTCCATTTTGAGAATATAAAGAAGCTCCTACTTGGTTACCATCTTTATCAATATTGTATTTGTAATAAGCACCATAGTATTTTAATATAACTTCTGTTGTTTTTACTTCAACTTGTGGTTGTATGCCAATAAAATCAATACCAATTTCTTGCAATATTTTTTTACCTTCTTCTGATTTAGAATGTTTTTCATTAATATCATTAACAAAAGTATCTATAACTTCTTTTTTAGTTTTTGCCCAGCCTACAGGAAAATTCAGTACTCCTTTAGTTGGATGTACTATTTCTATAGTCCATTCTTTTGTTTTTTTATTAAGTTCTGGTTTTCCTTCTTTACTTTCTTGTGTTATTTCTTCTTGTGTAATATAACCTTCAAAATTTGGAAATTCAGGAATAGTTAATTTATAACCATTTTTAGTTTGATTTTTTCCACTAATAGGATTATATACAGTATATACTAATTTTTTACTTAATATAGGAGTTGATATTTTATTTATAACTTCTTTAGTTTCTACTACTTCAGTAACTGGTTGAGTAGGTTTACTCCAAGTACCAATAAGTTGACCGTCAATTATAATTTCAGAATAGTCATAACCTTGTTCTTTCATAGCATTATAAAGTCTTTTTTCTCCTGTGTTATAAGAATTAGAATCAATATAAGCTTTATTATCTGTAAGGATTGTAGCTCCAGCTTCTACAGCTTTAATAGCTTCTTTAATAGTTTTATCTTGTTGTGTTTTTTGTTGTATTTCAGTACCTCTTCTACCAGGAACAGATACAAATATTACATCATTAACAGAATAGTTACCTGTATTAGCTAAAGCTCCAGCTTGTTGTCTATATAGTTCTGTAGAACTTCCTGCAATGCCTTCACCAAAACCAATATATTGAGTAGCTATACTGGCTTTGATAGTTGCTTTTTTGTCAGCAGTTTGTATAGGTGTTACTTTAAATAGATTTTTTTTATCAAAAGTTTTAACACTAATAGATGGTGGAGTAATTATCTCAGCTGGTTTACCATAATCAATTACATCTATAATACTTTCAATAGCATCTTCTGCTAATGTTCTATTTACATTATTAAACTTAAGTAAAGTAGTTAAAGCATCTATAAACTGTTTCCATAAACTTACTTTTTCTCCTTTTTGATTAATAGTAGTAAATGTTTTTAAATACTCTTGAGTCTTTGTATTAGTTAAAGCTTCAGTAGCAAACTCTAAAATACTAGTGTACATGTAATATTTAGGTTTTAATTCCTTAATATTATTTGCTGTAAAAGTATCTTTAATATAATTAGCAACTGCTTCATATCTTTCAGTACCTGGTTCTAATTTACTACTAGCTTTAAATTTATCTACTTTAGCAAGATTAGTAGATAAAGACTTCATAAGTTCTTTAAAAGCAGGACTATTTATATCACTATTAGTAATTCTATTTAAAGATAGTATATTTAAATCTTTTTTATTTTCTCCAAAACTAGCCTCAGTTAATAACTTAAATACTTCTGCTTCTAGGAATTCATTTGGAATACCCCTAGTTTTTTCAGTATCAGATAATGCTTTATTTTGTAGTTGTTCTTTAAAACTATTAAATACTTTAGTAATAGCTTGACCTTCTTTTGTTTCTAAGAATTTATTATCTACTAATTTAGCTACAGTTTCTTTGTGTATAAGTTCATGTAATATAACACGTTGTATTTCTAATTCATTATTTTTTAATAAAGCTTCTTTATTTAGTTTAATTAATTTTTCTACTCTATTATGAGCTCCTACTGCTGGTATACTATTATCAACTACTACTCTATATCCATTTTCTGGTTGTTCTAGTAGTTTTTCTGCTAAGGCACCATAAGCTTCTGCTAAAGGATCTGTAGCAAAAGTATTTCTAATAACAATATTTTCTAGTAAAGAATGAACACTTGAAGTTGTAAAATAAAGTTGATCTAAATCAGTTGTAGTAGATTCTATAGTATTTGTTTTTTTGTTAATATCTACAACACCTTTTTGCTCTTCTAGTATTGTAGAAGCTAAACCATTTTTACTAAAGTTATATTCAGTAAAATCAGTATTTCCTAATGTGTCTACTCTTCTATAAAAATCTTCATTTACTTTTATAAAAAGTAATCTTCCTAATTCAGCTCCTCCATATACAGATAAGAAACTTGGATATACAGGTATTTCTTCTCCTTCTACTTTAATAATTTGTATTAAATTACGTGCATCATTTTTATCAAATTCTAAAGCTAAACTAGGTAATTTAAATCCTTCTATAATATCAGTATCTTTACCATCAGCATCTTTTTTATAAACTGCGCTATTTTCAAGGAAATTACTTTCTTTAGCAAAAGGAGCAAACTCTGGATTGTGCTGTAAGAATTGTGGTATAAAGTTTATAAGACTTAAAGAATCTTCTAATTCTAAACCATTTAATACTTTACCTGCACCTATAATGTTAAGATAGTTAAAAGGTAAGTATTTTATTAAGTTAGAAGCTCCAAATTGATTAGCATTAAACATCATTGTGTACTTAGCCATATCTTCTGCAAATCTGGCAAGTTCTGGTTCTGCATAAAAAGCAGATTCCCATTCTTGTTGCATTCTCTCTATAAAGATCTTTTGTTCTGCAGTAGTATTTATTATCTTAATCTTTTTAGGATTATTAACATTAGTATCAATTACAGCACTTATTTTACTTAAGAAATAGTTTTTTGGGTATTTCTCTTGTAATTGCAATAATCTATCAGCTAGGTTTTCATTGTATAATAACCTTTGTTTTTCTGCCTCATAATTATCCCCATATAAACCTAATTCTGGGTGAGTATAAATAAACTGTTGTAAACTATTATGTATTAAATTAATTTGTTCAGTATTAAATTCTTTATTAGCTATTTGTGCTAATCCTGTTTTAACCCATTTGTAGGCAGAACTATCATAAGCATATACATAAGAACCGTCTGTTTTTCTATTAAATAATTGACTAGCAATTCTAGGTATTTCCATAAAAGCACCTGATATTACTTTTTCTCTTATTTTACCTACATTTCCTAATACAGAAGAGTTATACCCATGCTCACTAATAAAATCTCTTTTTTCTGCAGTTTCTGCTATATTTTTAGGTAATCCCTTAACATCAGTATTTAATGCTTTTTGTACAGTACCTACTTCTAAGCTAATAGTTTCATAATGTAAGAAAGCTTTTAATATATTTAACTGTGCTGCTGCATTATCTGCATTTATTTCCTTATTCAGAGAACTTTTTAATTCAAGTAATGTTACTCCTTGTATTCCAGGAGTTTCATTAGGATTTGCAACTTTATATAAATCTGTATACTTTTTAAATAATTGTTCTATTGCTTTTTCTTTTTTACCTGCCTCAAAAGACTTTTCAGTACTATCCTCTAGTTTTTGTAGTATAGCATAATATTCTTTTAAGATAGGTTGGTTGATAAAAGGTATAATCCAATTATTACCAAATCCAGTTCTAGCTATTAACAAAGACACATTAAAGTTATACTTATTAATACCTCCTTCTCCTAGTAGTTTTTCTTTGGCATTATCCACAGAAGCTCCTAGCCATTGAGATATAATATCAGAAATACGTTTACCATCAAAAGTAAATATTTTATCTAATCTCCAAGCAGTATTGTTATCTTTTTTATTGTCTATTATATCATCACTAAAAGGATCAGGATAAGTATATTTATCTTCTTTATATTTACTAACACTATTACTTTCATAAGCATTATTTTCAATATCACTATATGGAGTACCGTCAGGTTTTAAGAATACAACGCCTCCTCCTTTAACATAAACACCTGCCTGTTGAAAAGCAGCGTGATTAGTATTAGCATTTGCAGATATACCTACACCAATTTTACCAGCAGCATTATCAAAGTAAGTATTTCTTTGGTATAAAGTAGAATAGTTACCTATCCATTCTTCTTTTTTATCTTTATTTAATTCTACAATAGCGTCTGCTAAATCATCCATAGATAATGGATTCATAATATAAGGCGCTACTTCTTTATTCATTATAATAGCTGATTGAATTTCAAGCAATCTATTTTGTTTTGTTTTAATATTTCCTGGTTTACTGTATTTTTTTAGTTTACCAGATTTTGAACCTACATAATAGTTATAATGATAAGTATATAATTTATCTACGTCATAGTCAGATCCCATTTGAGCAGCAATTTCTGCAGGAACTATAACTAAATCACCACTAGTTTTAGGTAAGAATCCTACTACTTCAAACATCATCATGGAGTTATGTCCTTGTGTAGGAATCCTAAAGCCCATTATTTGTAATAGTTCTTTATCTATTTTACTAGTATCTAAAAAACCATTTTTTACAAACTTAGTCATGTCTATTTGCTTTCCTTCTTTATCTAAGAAATAAGCAGGCATGATAATTTGTGCCATTGCTGGTTTACCGTTTTCTTCTCTGTAGTATTTAAGTTTACCTTGTGTTTTATATTTATCAGATACCCATATAATATCTTTAATAACATTAATATCTGCTTGAGTCTGTTTTCCTTCTTTATTTATTGAAGGTTCTAAGGTTAAAACTTCAGATCCTAATACATAGGATTTACCTGGCATTTTAAGTTTAACTAATCTATTACTTAATAATGCAGTAATAACAGGTTCTATTTGTGCAGAGTTTGGGTTAAAAGTCAATGGTATTTTAAACTGACCATCTTTATTTAAATCAAGACCAAGTAATGAGTTAATTGAATATCCTCTAGATTCTCCTTCTTCTTTAAGTATCTTACTTAAATTAGTAAAATCATTTATTTTATAAGATTTAAATCCTGCTTCATCTTCAGTAACAGTTGCTCCTATGTCTCCTAATAACTTAGTTAAAGCGCTATCTATGATTTCTTTATGAATTCTATTATATTCTCTTTTAGCTTCTTCTACTGTTTTGTTTCCTTCAGATAATTCTAATTCTAAAGAATCAGGTAAATCCATAAACAATAGTTTCATATTTTGGGTACCTTCTCTTACTTCTTTTTTGTTTTCTTTGTAAGGTACTTCTAACTGTATACTAAAACCATCTCTATCTAATTCAATTACATTGTCTTTAAATAACTCTGTATTAAGTTTATCTTCTATAAATAAGTTTTTAGCTCCATGTTCTCCTAATTTAACTGCAGATACAAATGAAAGTCTATCTACTTTAGCTTCTTTCATTTGTTTTAATACAGACTCCATAGGTTTTCCTTTTACTAAAGCAGGAATAATAGGGAATGAAGATGTTTTAATATAATACTGTACATTAGCTTTAATATCAGTGTCCAATACACTTTGTACTTGTACAGGTTTCATAGGTTGCATTACAGTTTTTAAATTCTCTAATACTTCCTTTTGTGTATATGCAGGAGCTTCTTCTTTGTATAAATCTCTGTAAGCAGCTGGATCATATAAACCTAGTAATGTTTTAAATTGATTATCAGTTATTTTACCAAAAGCACGCATAACTTCTAAATGCTCTTCAACAGTAGTTAACTCTTGGGCATCTGTCATATTAGAAGTAAATTTCTTTTTAATATAATCAGGTTCAAATTCTTTTAACCATGATACATAATCACTTACATGTTCAGAAACTTCTTCAATGTCATTTACAAAAGCAACATTATACTTTTGTTTACTAAACATACCTTTGTTACCAGAAGCCAGTAATCTTGCATTACGTTTACCTACGTTAATAAATGTATCTGCAATAGACTTTAATACCCAATTTTTACTACTAATACTACCTTTATCTTTAGAAGGTTTACCATGTAATGCAGGGTCTCCTGTTATAATAAGCATTTCATTAGTAGCTATAGCGTAGTTAACTACATAATCAACTATAGCATAGTCAAGTATTTTTGCTACTTCTGCATCTATTGCTGGTTGATTAAAATTCTCTGTTACTTTCTTAACAGCTTTATTTTCTATACCAAGTGTGTTTACTACTTTATCATAATATTTAGCATCCATGTAGGAGTTAATATTCAATCTAGTATACCCTAATTTGTTAGTTTCTGTAAAGAATATACCTAAAGTACTCCAGTCTTCTTTTACTTTTTTAAATAGTCTATTAAAGTTATTGTTAATTTCTTCTTTAACCATTCCAGAGACTACTGCCATATCTTCTTTAGGTATATTTCTTAAATTACCTTCAGAGTCAAATAACATTGTTGCTAAATCTGCATTAGTGTCTTTTAATACAGCATAGTTTAAGAAATGGTACATATTAAATACACTTCCTAAACCTGGTTTTGCTTTAGTACCGTGATATCCTTTTAATTTCTTATGTGCAGGAAAATTAGGATCTTCATTTTGTTCATTTACTTGTAATATCCTATCATATTCTGCTAAGAAATAACTATATAAATCAGTTAAACTATCATCAGATAATTGAATACCTTCTTCTATATTTCCTGTATAACCATCAACAGATTGTTTAATAGCTTGTATAAAAGCTTTAGTAGTTTTATCTGAGTGGGTATCTGCATGGAATACAACAGTGTCTTTTCCTTGTGCTTGGAAAGAAATTATTTTGTTTAATTCATGTTCTTTTTCAATAGAATCCTTAAGGTCTTTTGGAGTAGATCCTTTTTCAGAACTATCTCTATATCCTTTTTCATAGAACAAATTAAATGTATCTGCAAAAACAGAATCTCCTTTTTTAGTAGGATTAACCATTTTGTTTAACCACAGACTATGTTTAGACAATGGATCTCTAGTTATAAGTCCTCTAATAAAACTGTTTTCTTTTTTATTAGCTCTCCAAGGATTTTTAAGCTTTAGTACTAATTCAGATAAAGGAGTATGTCTTACAAAAGTATAGAAACTTTTACCAGCATGTCTAAATGAAGAACTAAATACATCTGTTCTTGTATTGTATTCATACTTAGCTAAGATATTAATACTACTTCCTTCTGTATAAAAAGGATTATTAAGTTCAAAAGGATTTTCTACAGTTTCACTATCAATAACTGTACCTTCTCCAGCAAGACTTTTTAGGATAACTCCTAAAACTTCACCTGCAATAGCTTTATGACCTCTTGTACCATCTTGTGTTATATGATTATTTAAAAAGTCTTCAAATGCATTTTCTGAAATACTAATACCTGTATTACTAAGTAAGTCATACATAGTTTTAAAACCAGTCTCAGTAAAAAATAATGTATTTACTTTACCTCTACTATCTACTTGGTAGTTACTATCATCTTTTAGTGCAGTAACAAATGCATCATAAATAGCTTTATTGTGTTCAGTGTTAACTTCTAAAGTAGTATTATTAGTTTTTCTATCTAGTTTATTAGTAACAGCTTTTAAAATAACTCCTTTTTGTTTAAAATTAGTAAGCATTTCTTCTCTTACTAATTCTTGTGCTTTATTTCTATCAGAGTTAATTAAAGTAGGTTTTAATCTTTCAGCGTATTTAGTTTTTACTTCTCCTCCTATTCCTTGGTGGAAATATTTAAAAGTTCTAGCTTTTTGCCAGTATAGTCTTAATGTTTTAAACTTAGCATGTTGTTGATTAAAGATGTTAAAGAACTCTACTTTAATCTTTTGAGGGGCTTTTTCTAACTTAGCAGCAACTTCTTTTATAACTGGATTCTTTATATCTGTAGCAGTCAGTCTGTTTATCATCATTTGTAAACCATCTGCAGTACTAGGGTAGTTATACTCACTAAGTATATTAGCTATCATAGTAAAAGTACTATCATAGTTATTAAAAGTAGGCATTAATAAAGAGTTTCTAGATACCTTTGCTTTTCCTTTTATTAGTTCCATTGCTGGAATAAAAGCTAAGAATTTTTTAAATCTTTTAGATGCACCAGTCTTTCTATCTTCATAGGAAGCTGCTTCATCTATAAATTGATTTATCTTTTCTTCTTCTCCATCTACTTCATCTAAAGCTTCCATTTGGTTATAGAAACCACTTTCTTCAGTAGAGAATCCTATCTCTTTAATAAATTCAGTTGCTTTTGCGTAGAGCTTTTCAAATACTTCATCTCCTGCTACTATAGACATAGTCTTAGCTGCTTTAGCATAAGTAGCATTAGTAGGATTAGTTTTTGCTAGGTTGTTAAGTACTCTTGCTCCTTCTATAAAGTTAGCTTTAACTAGTTCTTTATTAGTAGATTTTAATACTTCTTTTCCTTCTACTTCTTCAGTCTCTGGTTCTATAGTTAATGCTTTATAAGCTATACTTAATACAGCTTCATTTTGTGTACTTGCATTTAACTCAGGATGTACTAATAGAGTAGTAGGATTATTCTTCATCATACTTATTTGCTCTGCAGATAAATCATTCTGAGTATCAAATATAGTAGGAATATCTGCTTCTAATTCATCATCTACTTCAAAACCAAATGCTTTAGCATCTTCTATAGCTTTAAGTCTTTCTGCTTCTTCTTTAGTAGTAGTACCAGTTTCTTCTGGTTTACCTTCTAATGCAACTAATTCTGCATTATATTTATTAATAATTTCAGAACTATCTATAACAGCAAATGGTTTTTGTGTTTTTCTAAATTCATTAATCCATTTTTTTAAATTTATATAAAAAGGATCTGCTGTGGCATGAAGTATATTGTCATAAAATTCTTTAGATACATTATCTATACTAAATCCACCTAAATCAACTCTTAAAGTGCCGTTTATAGTTTTTAATCCTTGTCTTCTTCTTTCTATATCAGATACAGTACTTTCTGTTTGTACTTTTGGTTTAGCACTTTTATTTAAGTTAGTACTAAACTCTGTAGTTACTTGATGGAAATAAGAGTTCTCAGTTACTTGTTCACCACTTTCATTAGTATAAGTTACAGGATTAGCTTGTACATCTGTACGCACTAAGTTAGAATTCATTATCTCTTTCTCATAAGCAGGTCCATCTTTAGAGTTTAAGATACTTTTATTCATGTTAAAGTATACACTACCTATAACCTCTGCAAAGTTCTTATCATTTTTAACTTCTTTACCATCTACTATAATAGATCTTTGTCCATCTTGTTCTTTTATAACAATACCTTTACGGCCTATGTTACCTTCAGGAACTGTATAGACATATCTTTCAATAGCCATAGTAGTTTGTTTTCTATCTATTTTACGTGCTAAGAAGTCTTTTAAAGTATTTACTACTTTAGTAGTAACTCCAGTATCTGCTCCTATTGGATTGCTTATTGCATAGTAAGGTACTACAGTTCCACTTGGATGTGGTAAAAGTATAACTAATGCCCCTGCTTTTAAATCAGTTGCTTGATATAAAGGAATACTTTCATCATTTCTATTTATCTTCTTGTTTTCACCAACAAGCCCTACTACACCTAAATGTACTCTTGTGTCACCAGCAAAAGCATTACTTAAGATAGATGTTGGTATATTACCATTAGCATCTTTTCCTTTTTTATTTACATTACCAAAACCTCTTTTAGTTACAGTAGTTGTAAGAATAGAATCTTGGTTTTCTAATACTTGTCTTCTAAGTTGTTGTATAAGTGTAAGTTGTTCTTGTATAGATGGTAATAACTCTCCTTGTGCTAATGTTTGTACACCTGCATAACTAGGTAAATGTATATATCCTATTTTTCTTTCTCCTTCTGGAGTAGTAACATACATTGCTATTTCAGCAGTATCAACATCTTCTTCTATATTACCTGTAGCTTTTTCTACTTTAATAGTAATAACAGTTCCTTCAGTAATAAAATTAGAATCTACTATAGCGTCCTGGTTTGGATTAAATATTAATTCACCAGCTTCATTATAAATAGTTCTAAAAACTCCTAAGGTTTCATCTACTTCAGTACCTTCATCTGATATTGCTTTAGAGGCTACAGATGCTATACTTTCAATTTTTTTACCGTCTATAATAAAGTTAAGAGTAGGATCATTTTCTCTTACTCTAGACATTAATTCTACGTTAGCTTCTCTACTTGTTTTTTCAGAGAGTATAGTAGGTTCTATTGTAATACCTGTTTCAACAATACCAGCATCAGATAAAGTATAATTAGGAGTTAAAGTATACTCAGGATTATTTCTCATTTTTTGTAGTAAAGTTACAATATCCTTTAAGTCATTGAATATCTTTTTAGTATACTCAATATCATTATCAAATAATTTGTTTACTTCTTCTACTATTTGTCCTAAAGTAACTGTAGCTGTATTTAATTTAGTAGCTTTAAGTAAATCAAGAACTGCTTGTATTCTATCACTTAATTTTTCATCATCAGTTCTTTCAACTTTAGGAGTTTGTTGTTGTACATTAATATCAAACTCTTCAAAAGCAGCTTTAAAGTTATCTTTTAAAGTTTTTGTTGCAGTATCTTCTGAACTTGGAGTAGTTGTTTCTTCAGTAGTAGTTCCTGATGTAATACTATTATAATAGTTATTCCATTCAATTAACTCATCTCCTTCTAAGTTTTCTTCAGCTGCTGAATTAAGCGCTGATAATGATTGAATAAAGTATTTTTTATCTTTTCCTTTACTGTCTTCTATAATAGCATCTAAATAACCTTCTACAACAAAAGGATGTGTTGCACTTAATGTAGGTTCTGTAGTTGTTGGAGTTACAACAGGTTTTTGTACAGAAGTAGGAGGAGTTTCTACCTTAGTAGTTTCTTCTGCATTTTTCTTGGCTTCTGCTTCTTGTTTTGCTTTTTCTTCTGCAGCTACTTTGGCATCTGCAGCAGTTTGTTGTTTTTTAAGTTGTTCTTGTTTAATTCTTTCTTGTTCTGTTGCTCTTTCTGCATCAGCTTTTGCTTTTGCTTCTTTTTTAACAGCTTCTTCTTGTGCTTTTTTAACAGCATTTAAAGTCTCTTCTGATGCTTGTTTTGCTTTCTTTTGTGTTTCTTCAGAAGTTGCTTTTGTATAGGCATTATCATTCTTGTTAATTTCTGCTTCTATAAAATCATAGTCTTTTTTACTTTCTTCAAATTCTTGTACAGAAGGTATTTGTCTTATTTTTTCTTTTACTTCTTCATACAATTGTTTTTCTGCTGGAGTAGTAAAAGGATTTTCATCTAAATTATCTAAATTATAAAATACAGTGTTGTCTCCTTTACTAAGACTTATTTGTCCTGATTGTATTTTACCTAAAATATCAGCCTCTGCTTTTAATTTATTATTATTTAAAATAGCAAGTCTTTGGGTTCTATTTTCTTTTAAAGCAATATCATCAGCTCTGTTAAAATAAACTTGTTGTGAATTTATATACTTTTGTGATTTTATATAAATATTTTCTAATTCATTTATTTTTTCAATAGCTTTATTAGCTTTATTAATATAATGGTCTGGATTACTTAAATCCATTTTACCATCATATAATCCTTTTTTAATAGCTTCTTCTTTTGGCATACTTTTTATTTTAGTATATTCATCTACTAAATTATCAGTAACACCATTGTTAAAAGCATTATAAGATTGTACTTCTAATATAGAATCTGTTAGTTTTTTTCTTTCTGCTAATAGTTCTTTAGAAGGATTTTCAATATTATCTATTATTTGTATTTGTTTGTATAATTTTCCTAATTCATTTGCTGTTTTAAAGGTACTAGCAGCATCATTTACTTTATTAGCTTTGCTAATAGTTTCTATTTCTTTAATAGCATCTTGTTGTGTTTTAAATCTTTCTTGTTGTTCTTTTGTTTTGCCAGTTAATTGATTAATAGCAGCAGTACCAACTGTTTGTCCAAAACCACCAAGTGCTCCAAGTAAACCAGTTTCTACACCTTCTGCACTTAATACATTATCAATTGCTTGAGATATACTATAGTCTCTTCCTTCACCTTTTGCTTTACCTGCTTTCTCAGCAACTAAGTTTATTTCTTCTTCACCAATTTCTTGTAATGCTTCTAAACCACCTTGTCTTAAAGTATTAGCTTTAGAAGTATTTTTAATTATTTGTCTAGTTAATTTAGGAGCTCTTACAAACATATTAGCACTAGTTAAGTTAAGTGCTATATTTGCTCTATTTAAGTTAATAGAATAAGAAGCAGCATCTGCAGCTTTTTGTTGTGCTTCATCCTCATTTAATCCTTTAGCTAAATGAAAATCATAAGTATCTTTGTATACTTGACCTGCAGTAGTAATAGCTTCTGCTTGGTTTAATCCTAAAGCAGTTAAACCAGTTGCAGCGGCTTGTCCAGCTTTACCTACTTTAGCAAGACTAGTTAACCAAGACATAGTACTTCCTAAACCTGCACCTGTTATTGCAAAAGCTCCTATAGATTCTGCTAAACTAGATCCATTTTCAAACCACCAACCACTGTCTCCTAAATCTAAATGTTCATCAGAAGTTCTATATATAGGCAATGTTTTATTAACAGAAGCTTTTAATTCTTCCATTGCATTGGTAATAGAGTTACCAACTTCTTTATCTTGATTTAAATAATCTTCAAAATCTAAAATACTAGCAGTATTTCCTATTACAGTAGGAATAGTATTTAATGCCACTCTTCCTACTGCATTAGCTGCTTGTGATGCCCAAGATTGTTGTTTTCCTTTATAGATATTAATATTTCTATATTGTTCTCCTAAAAAATCTGTTTGTATTGGTAAATAACCTTGTTCTAAATCAACTCCTTCTCCAGGTAATATTTGTGTTTGTTCTGCCTCTATTGGAGTACCTTGAGTTTGTTGAATAGCAAAAGCAGATTGTAAAGAACTATCTTCTAAATTAAACTTTTTTTCTGGCATAATATTTTAAGGTTTAGTCTGATTTAATTTTTTTATTGCAGTAATATAACTGTCATAAACTTTTTCTGGAGTAGATTCTTTTATTTCTGTAATTCCATATTCAGGAACTTTTAAACTATAGGCACCATTACTATAAGTAATATCAGCATAGTCTCCAGATTGCATTCCAGGTAAAGTTATTTGATGTGTTACATTTGGACCATAATAACTTTTATTTATTTTATTAACACTTTTATTTGTAATACTTACATCAAATCCTGTTTTTGGGTCTATCATTTGAGCTGGTCCAGAAATAACATAAATTTTATTTCCTACAGTTACTTGTTCCCCTGTTGCAAAAGCATCATTGTCAGCTAATAATGTATACGGATTTTTACTATTAAAGTTACCCACAACTTGTACTTTAGTTCCTTTAGGCTGTTCTGCTAATATTGCTTGGAAATCTTTACCTTGTATAGGTTTTCCTGTTTCTGGATCATAAATATATCTATTAAGATAATTACCAGTAAGTCCAGTACCATCTGCTCCTACTGTATTGCCTCCAAATAAATAATTAGTAGCAGCATCTTTTTGTTTTTCATTATAACCAGTTGTATAAGAACTTACAGGTACATTTGAAATTCCTTCAATAACTGTTTTAACTTTTTTGTTTAGCTCATCTTTATTAGTTATTCCTGGAAAATTCTTAGCAATAGAATTATAAGTTATTTGTTCTTCAGGAGTTAATTCAGGGTAATCATATTTAGTTTCACCTACTCTACTAGTTAATCCAGTTGGACTTGCAAAAGCAGTAGTACCAGTAGTAATAGTTTGTTTTTCCATTTTCTTTGCCAAAGAAGCATTTTTTTGTCTAAGTATTTCTGTTGGAGTAGCCTCTAATGGAATTAAACCAGCATTTCTATCTTCTTCATCTCTTTTAGCAGCTCTTCTTGTAGCATCACTAACTTTCCAATCTTTAGAAATATCTATATCTTTATAAGCTCTATTAAGTACACCTGAAAATGCATTTCCTAATATAGAACTAGTTACTCCTTTTATATTACCTGCATCATCAAATATTAAAGGATTACCAGCATATTTATCAAAAGATTCTTTATCTCCTCTTGATAAAGCATCAGACTCTTGTAATATAGAAGCTTGAAATTCATGATCTGCTTGTAATTTATTCCAAGCTGCTTTTAGTATTTTATCTGCAGTAATTCCTTTTGTTTTAGTAGTAACTGTTTGCCAAAGTTCTGGATCATTAGGATCTACTTTTAAACCAGTTTGAGAATTATACATTTCTGCAGCAGTTGCTTTAACATAATCATCTACTGTTTTATTAGCATCTAAATGTCTAGTAACTCCAGGAGTTCCTATATTTTGTCCTACTGGAGTAGTACCAGCTGCTTCTTTAATTAAATTTCTTTTACGTTCTTTAACATAAGAAGGTAATGCTAAATCTTTATCTTCTAATGATTTTAAACCTGCGTTTATTGTAGCATCTCTTTGTGCTAAATGTTCTGCAGGTCCAAATTGTCCATGTATAGCAGCAACATCTTGCCTAGCTTTTAATAGTTTTTGTACATTACCTGGAACATTAAAATCAACATTAGATAATTCATTTAAAGTATTATCTACTCCTGATTTTAATTGTTTAGCATACTCAATACCCTGAACATCTAATTCATTTACTGGTATCTTTTTGCCTAATAGGTCTATTTGTAAAGCTCTTCCCTCATCTTGTCTTTTCTGTGCACTTTCTAATTGCTTTTGCATAAAGTCAAGTGGTAGGGGTACAAATTGACTTTGAAATTCAAACTTTGGTCCTTGAAAACCTCTTTCTACTGCCATAACTTCTTATTCTATATATTATGATTTATAATATTTTGTAGCTCTATTTCTTCCTTTTACTTTTTTATAACCGTAATCAGAAGTTTCCATAGTGCCTAATATTCCTTCTTGTGTTTGACCAGTTAAATAATCCCTAGTAATACCAGCCCCTAAATTACCTAAATCAGCAAATAATTGTGCTTGTTCAGTTTGTTGTGCAGCTCTTCTTTGTGCTTCATAACCTGCAGCTCTTTCTCTTGCAGCAGCATTAAATTGAT